GTTCATCACCCGTTTCATCTACAAGATCTATGGCTTGGCATACGCCTTGACAAAAGTCTTGATGGAAGACGGCGACCACATCCGCATCGGCTCGACTTTCTCGAAGCACTTGGCCCAGTCCATGATCGAGACAAAAGAGACATTGTGTGCTAACTTGTTGAACTTCGCGTTCACCCCCGGCTATGTCGGCGGCGACGGCGTGACCTTGATCAACACCGCTCACCCAATCGCTCAAGGTCGTACCTTCTCCAACAGCTTGACAACTGCTTCTTCTTTGTCTCAGACTTCGGTCGAGCAAATGTTGATCCAGATCCGTTCAGCAGTGGACAACAACGGCAAACGTATCCGCCTCAAGGCAGAGCAGTTGGTCGTTCCCCCAGCCTTGGAATTCCAAGCTGAAGTGATCTTGAAGTCGGTCCTCCGTTCCGGTGGCGCTGATAACGACCTGAACCCAATCAAGTCCACTGGTATGTTGCCTAACGGCGCACACGTGGTGACTCGTTTGAGCTCTAGCAAGGCTTGGTTCGTCCAAACCAACGCAGAGAACGGTTTGATGCTCGTCATGCGTCGTCCTTTGGAGCGTTCCAGTGAAGGGGATTTTGAAACGGATTCCATGCGCTATAAGGCTTCCGAGCGTTATGCAACCGGCTGGCACGATCCACGCAACATGTACGGCACGATCGGACTTTAAAAAGTCAAAAAACTAAGTGTAAATAAACTTAGTAACAAAAGCCCCACTCAAAAGGTGGGGCTTTTTTCATTCTAAAAAATGGGTTATTATAGATAAGAGGGAAAAGGTTTAGCGGCCCTGTTTGTGCTTCACCACAGACTACCTCATCAACTTAGTCGTGAAGGACACAATTATGGCGCCACCAAAATTATCAGACGAAGAGCGCATTCGTCGACGCAAAGAATCTCAAAGAAAGTATGACGAAGCCAATAAAGCCAAAAAGGCTGCTTGGCGTGAGGCAAATAAAAAACTGCTTCGCGAGTATGCACGTGATCACTATGTGGCCAACAAAGATTTATATCTTGAAAAAGCAGCAGCATGGGGCAAAGAAAATAAAGACCGTAGACGCGAAATAGTATCAAAGTCTAAAAAAGGCAACAGAGCCAAGCACACAGCAGACACAGCAAAATATCGAGCTGACAAGGACAAACGCACCCCAAACTGGCTGAGTGAGTTTGACTTGCTGCACATCAAGTGCCTGTACCAGGTTGCCGCCATGCGCACGCGCGAGTCTGGGGAGCCTTGGCACGTTGACCATGTGATCCCTCTGCGTGGAGAACTGGTGTCTGGCCTGCACACGCCGGCCAACATGCGAGTCATCCGCGGCGAGGAAAATGAGAAGAAGAACAACCGATACGAGGTGCAATAAGGGCGTTTCACCCTGTGAAAATGGGTAGTTCTTTATAGGAGCATCTTAGCTGTGCAGACTATTCTTTAAGCTCCTGAATAGACGCGATGGCGACGGCACAGCAAAACTTCCCATCAGGAGAAAATTATGTCCTCAACATTCACTGGACCACTTCGCGTTTTTAAAAGAAACAACCCAACCAACGACGGCACTATCGCCCCAGATAACACTGGCGCAGTGCAGCTGACTCAGCAGGGTTTCATCACCCCAATCGCGGCAACTACCTCTGCTGGCGCTTTGCCAACATTTGACGTTGGCACGACCACAGCAGTACCTTTTGTGGTACCCGCTGGCTGCTTGATCAGCACCATTCGTTTTTACGAAACCACAGCACCTTCAGCCTTGACCGGCGGCGTGATCACTGTGAACGTGGCTGGTGTTGACGTGGGCACTATCACCCCAACAACCGCTGGCGGCATCATCGTGATGTCTCCTACAGCCTCTGCAGCTGTGGCCACAGTAATGAACAACGTCGGCACAACTGACGCAACCATCACATTCACTGCCACAGCAATCAGCGCCATCACTGGCACATTGGCTGGCACCTTCTCAGTTGAGTACACATCGCGCAACGTGGACGGTTCGATCACCGCCGTGGGCGCTGGTTACACCAACCAATAAGGATACGAGATGCGTCAAGTAACAGTTGCGGCGGACACCCCCGTCCCTATCGACCAGTACCTGACGCCGATCAACGTATCCTACGTTGCCACCGGCGGCGGTACAGTTCAGATTTCTTACTCTGATCCCTATCCATTGGACGCGCAAGGCCGACCACTCCCTGGTCCGGCCACGTTCACTTGGGTCACGGCGCCAACCAGCCCGATCGTGAATCAACCTTTCCGCGCGATTCAAATCACTGGTGGAACCAACTCAACGCTCACAGTAATTCAAGCTGGAGTACGCTAATGGGTAACGCCTTTTATGGCGGGATCTATTGCGACACACGCGGACAGACCGTTCTGTCCGTGGCCGTGTGTGACAGGTGTAGTCGCAAATTGCCCTACACCATGTTGCGCCCGGACCCCAATTCCCCCGGCCTGATGGTTTGCCCCGACGACTTGGATGTCTTAGATCCTTGGCGTCTTGCTGCGCGTCAGACTGAGAACATTACGCTTCGCCACCCACGCCCAGACGTCTCTGTGGCCATTCAGGGTAAGGGCAAGCTCATCCCCAACGCGCCCAACGTGGCAACCATCAACGAGGGCCCCGACATGGTGGGCACTGGCCTTGATGCGTTTACACCTGCGCTGTACGGCAATGAAACACCAGTGTCTACCGCTGGTGATATTAAGAAGACCTGACAATGGCAGATATTAGCATCCTCCAACTGCCCCCAACGGACTACGTGCAGGCGAATGATGTGACCGTCGTGGTGCAAAATGGCATCACGAAGAAGGTCGCGGCGTCTGTATTCCAAAGTGGTGTGACGGGCCCACAAGGACCCACAGGCCCCCAAGGGCCCGCCGGCGTTGCTGGTCCAGTTGGGCCACAGGGTGCGCAGGGTAACGTGGGCCCGGTTGGGGCTCAAGGACCCGCTGGACCATCAGGGCAAACAGGCGCGCCCGGCGCCACAGGACCACAAGGACCCACAGGGGCAACAGGCGCACAAGGGCCCAAGGGCGACCAAGGCGCGCAAGGCGCCACGGGCCCAATTGGCCCACAAGGCCCCGCAGGCGCGAACGGCCAAGACGTCATGGTCAACGTGGGCACTACCACGACCGGCAACCCTGGAACCAACGCCAACGTCATCAACGTCGGCACACCGCAGAACGCCGTACTAAATTTTGTCATTCCCCGAGGCGATGTGGGCCCAACAGGGCCGGCTGGCGCTGCGGGTGTGGGTGTGGCGGCAGGCGGCTTAACGGGTCAAGTGCTGGCCAAGGCAAGCAACGCGAACTACGACACCACATGGATATCCATGACCGGCGGGTTGGCGTACCAAGGCTCATGGAACGCGGCGACAAACACACCAACGCTGACATCCAGCGTGGGCACCAACGGTTTCTACTACGTTGTCAACGTGGCGGGTACGACCAACCTGAACGGCATAACTGACTGGCAGCCAGGTGACTGGGCCATCTTCAACGGCTCTGTCTGGCAAAAGATTGACCAATCTAACACCGTGACGTCAGTCAACGGTCAAGTGGGGGCAGTGGTCCTCGGCTACGCCGACGTCGGCGCGCCATCGGTCTCAGGCACAAATGCAACCGGCACCTGGGCCATCAGCGTCACAGGTAACGCGGGCACGGTGACCAACGGGGTCTACACCACTGGCAGCTACGCGAATCCAACATGGATCACGTCTTTAGCGACGACCAAGCTCTCGGGCACGGTGACCAACGCGCAGTTGGCCAACAGCGCGATCACAATCAACGGCACGCCAACGAGCCTTGGTGGCACGATCAACGTGGGCACGGTCACGTCGGTGTCGGCCACAGCGGGCACCGGCATCTCTGTGACTGGCAGCCCGATCACCGGCAGCGGCACGCTGAACATCACCAACACAGCACCAGACCAGACAGTGGCAATCGCTTCTGGCACGGGCATTTCTGTCACTGGCACGTACCCTAACTTCACCGTCACCAACACCTCACCGTCCTCGGGTGGCACGGTGACATCCGTCTCAGGCGCGGGCACGGTCAACGGCATCACACTCACCGGCACGGTGACGTCAAGCGGCAGCCTGACACTTGGTGGAACACTGGGTGGCATCAGCAATTCGCAACTGACCAACAGCTCGATCACAATCAACGGCAACTCAGTCAGCCTTGGTGGCACGACCACGATCACCGCGGTCAATCCATTTGCGCTGACCATCGGCTCAGGATTATCTGGCACAAGTTACAATGGCTCGGCGGCGGTTACGATTGCAAACACCGCGCCCATGGTGTACCCCGGCGCAGGCATCCCCAACTCCACCGGCTCGGCTTGGGGCACATCATACAGCACCACAGGCACAGGCACGGTGGTGGCGTTGGCCACTGGCGCGTCGATGTCTACCCCAACCGTGTCGGACTACGAGACATTTACGTCCACTGCGGCGCCGTCGTACCAAGAAGGCCGTGTGTGGTATGACAGTACTCAGCACGCACTGGCGTACTATAACGACGCCACCAACAACGTGGTGCACATCGGGCAAGAGACCCAGCTCAAGGTAATCAACAACACAGGGTCAACAATCGCCAACGGCGCGGCCGTGTACATCACGGGCACGTCAAGCGGCCAAGTGTACCCCAACGTGGCGCTGGCTCAAGCCAACTCGCTATCTACGTCGGCGGTCATTGGTCTTGCCAATGGCGCAATTGCCAACGGCGCAATCGGTTACGTGTGCTCCGCCGGCGTGATCAATGGTGTCAGCACCGGCACATTCACCGCGGGGCAAGTACTGTACCTGAGCCCGTACTCCGCCGGTCAGATCATGAACTCTGTGCCGCCCACAGGCTACCCAATTCAAATTGGTACTGTGGCGTATGTCAACTCGCCAAACGGGGCCATCTACATTAAGCAGACAACCCCGCTGTCCATCGCTGCTGCGACGCTGTCGGGCCAAGTCGCACCTGCTAACGGTGGCACTGGCGCGGCAACACTGACCGGCTATGTGTATGGCAACGGCACGTCAACCATGACGGCGTCCACGACCATTCCGACCACTGCGCTAAGCGGCACCGTGACCAACGCGCAACTGGCCAACAGTGCGATCACCATCAACGGCAACTCAGTCAGCCTTGGTGGCACAACGACGGTCACGGCGAGCACGACCAGCACGCTGACCATAGGCACAGGCCTCTCAGGCACCAGCTTTAACGGCAGCGCGCCTGTCACGGTGGCAATCGACAGCACAGTGGCCACCCTGACCGGCACGCAGACACTGACCAACAAGACAATCAGCGGCGCCAACAACACACTCAGCAACATCGGTAACGCCAGCC